ATAGAATTAGGGTTAATAGGAGAAGTAATTGCGCCTATTTCGGCAAAGAAAGTAGGAGCAATGAAGAGTAGTAAAACAAATAAAAATAATCAAATGGGAAAAGAAAAAGAAATTAAGGTAAAAGCGTCTTTGATGGACAGAGCTTTGGCAAAGTTAGGGCTAAAGAATATTGAAGAGCTTGCAAAAGGTATGGATTTGTCCACCAGCGATGGTCAGACATTGACAGTAGAGAGAGAGGAAGGCGAGCCACAAGTTGGCGACAATGCAAGTCCTGACGGAGAATTTGTAATGCCTGATGGAAAAACCATCGTTGTGAAAGACGGTGTTATTACAGACATTAAGACAGATAGCAACGGTAACGAGGGAGACGAAAACGGAGAGGACGAAGTCGAAGAGTTGAAGAAACAAATCGCAGAACTGGAAGAAAAGGTAGAAGAGTTGGAAAGCGAGTTAGAAAGCTCAAAAGCGCAAGCAAAGACAAAAGACGAGTTGCGTATTCTCAATGCTGTAAAGATAGCAGGAGGAGAAAAGGCACTAGCGAAGATTTCAAGCAGTTACAAGCCAGCAGGGCGCAAACAAAGCGGTGCTAACGCAACGGAGAAAGCGGAAAGTATTTCACCAATGCGTGCAGAGATTGAGGCGAGAAGAAAAGGAGAATATAAGAAAAACAAATAAGGAAAGGAGAAGTAATGGGAAAGAAATTTTTTGAAAACATACAGATAAACCCTCGAAATGTAGAGGACTTAAAGGAGTTAATTCCATTGAGTATTGACCAAGATGAGGACTTCCAACGTTTCACACGTCTTAGAAAGGTTCGCAATGGCGACCCAGTGGCATTCTATGGCGATATGGACGATGTTGGCGTTAAAGGTAGCGGTTGCGACCCTACATACCAAGAAGTGGGTATCGCTAATTCTCAAAAGCGTTGGGAGTTGGGCGATTGGCAGATACCTATTAAGATTTGCTACGAAAGTTTGCAGGGTACTATTGCTGACTACTCTATGAAAACAGGTATGGACGTTGCAGACCTTACAGACACCGAATTTATGAGCTACATTATTCGTCCAGCTTTGGAGCGACAAATGAAGCGTATGATATGGCGTTTTGGTTGGTTTGGCGACACAGGAGCAAAGGTAATAGCAAATGGCGGTAACTTAACAGCAGACACGAGAACAGAACTATTTACCACTTGTGATGGTTTGTTTAAGCGTATCTTTGAGCAAGGAACGAAGAATGCGGCACAAGTAACAGCTATTGACGCTAATACTAAAACATCTTTTGCAGAACAAAAGAAAGCGATATTAAAAGATGGAGTAGCAAGTGGTATCATTGACAACCTACTGATGGACGCAGATAGTCGTATTAGTTCTGATGGCGAAGCGGTAATATTAGTTACCAAAGGTTTGGCGGACGCTTTGACGTATGACGTTAAGAACCGTTACAAGATGATAATGCCGTGGGAGAAAGTATTTGAAGGCGTTGATATGGTACAATACAACGGTGTTACTATTGCACGTGTAGGCATTTGGGATAGAATGATACGTGCGTACGAGAATACAGGCGCAAAGCTAAACAAGCCTTATCGTGCTGTATATGCAAATATCAACCAATTGCAGGTGGGTACAGATGCTGAAGGCTTAGTGTCTGATTTGGATATTTGGTTCGACAAAAAAGAGCGTAGAAACTACATCTACTCAACTGGTCGTATCGGTACTCAAATCTTAGAAAACGATATGTTCCAAGCAGCATATTAAAAGAAAGGAGAAAGAAATATGGCAGGAATATGTGATAGTATTATAGCAAAGGGCATCGCAGTAGATTGCGATAGCCCTATTGTGAAAGGTATGGAGGCTGACGGTATCATCATCAACCGTGCTGACATTGATTTTTCGCAAACAGTATTTGATAATGACAACAAGAGCATTATCAAGACGCTTGTTTTAAAGAACGGAAAGAAAGGTTATTCGGTATCACAGCAAGGTGCAACGCCTTTCAAAGGTGTAAAGACTACACTTGCGACAGGTACGTATCGTAATACCTTTACGAACGAAGTACCAATTGCGGTGTTAGATAATGGACCTGAAGTCGCCCGAGACATTATAGACGGTCTTGCTAATGGCAGCTTTGTGTTGATATTGAAGAATGTCCACAAAGGAGCAGCAGGCAAGGCAGAATATCAAGTCTATGGGTATTATCAAGGCTTGCGTGCGAGTGCTATTGATAATGAAAAGTATAGTGAGGACACAGACGGCGGTTGGCTCGTTACTTTACAGGAAACGAGTGTGCCAAAGTCGGCACTATTCTATTTTAACACAGACGCAAAGACAACAGCTACACAGTATAATACACTGTTAGGCACAGCAGCAGGATAATGACATTAGAAGAAGCAAAGAATTTAGTAAAAGAGTTAGAAAGGTATGTAAACGAAAACATACCTTTCAATTCTACTGGCAAAGAAGCGGTAGAAAAATTATATTACAACGTATTTGGAAGGACATTTACGCCAACATCGTGTCAGCAGTGTTATCACGATGCGTTGGTGGAAATTTCTTACTATTTAAAAAACGGAGGAACAATGGCAGAAAAGAAGAATTATGTGTTAAGAGCAGGGGTTATTATTAATTGCCCTAACTTTTACAATGGCAAGGTATTTTCAAACGAAAATCTTACAGACAAAATAGCAGAAGAGTATCTAAAAGCATTTCCTGAACAAAAAGAAATGTTTGAGGAATTACCCGAAGAAGAGAACGAGGAATAAAGACGAATAATAGTGTAAAGCGAAGTTTCTATGAATGTAAAAACAACGAAAAAGCCTCAACGGCGTATTGATGTTAATTACTCTTTACGCTTTAAAATGCAGACGTACGGTAGCGATAATTTATACCCACAAAATTTGATAGATATAACAAATGCAAGTGGCACGGCGAAGCTGTGCTTAGGTAGGTATCATCAATTTATCGAGGGTTATGGCTTTAATGACGAAAATTTATCAGAAATGGCGGTAAATAAAGACGGTGTTCTGATGGACGATTTATTGCATTTAGTGGCAGGCGATGTTGCACGTTTTGGAGGCTTTGCTTTACACGTAAATTACAACGTGCTGGGACAAATAACGGAAATTAATTTTGTTCCTTTCGAGCAGTGCCGATTAGCGGAGACAGACGATGCAGGGTACGTCTCTCAAATCTTTGTCCACGAAGATTGGAAAGGAAATAAGACACGTGGAGGAAAGAGGCTGTTAGTAGAAGAACGAAATATAAAGAAATTTCCAATATTTAACCCTAACCCCGAAGTTGTAATGCAGCAAATAGCGAATTGCGGAGGCATAGAGGAATACAACGGGCAAATTCTGTGGGTGTCTATGGACGGAAAATACCAATACCCTACCCCGATATATGATGCAGTAATAACGGAGATTTCGACAGACGAGGGGTTGGGTAATATCAAGTATCGAAATGTTCGCAACAATTTCCTTATATCGTGTATGATGGTGGCAAAGAAAGGCACACCTATCATTGACGAAAACGGTAGAGAGGAAGAACGACAGATGATAAGTGATGATGATTTGAAAGCGTTTCAAGGCGATACTAAAGGTTCTAAAATACTATACGTAGAGTTGGAGAATGACGAAGACGAGCCAAAAGTCGTGCCATTTCCTACACGCAATTTTGATAAGGAATTTTCGGTTACAGATGCAAGCGTTGTAGAACGTATTTACTCGCAATTTCATCAAGAAATATTTTACTCTATTCGTATTGGTAAATTAGGCTTTTCAGGTGATATAATGAAACAGGCATACGAATACTATGCAGGCGAAGTAACAACGCAACAACGCTTTATAGAAAGAGCTTTTACTAAAATATTTGCCAATTGGTACGACCCGTCGGTGAGTAGAGATTTTAGCATTAAGCCAATGAAATATATTAGCGCAGAAAACAACGACAAGAGAAATGGAGAATAGACATTTATTAGATGTAGATAAATTCAAAGAGTTATCTCGTACAATTTCAAGACACGTAGAAGAGGAGGACATTTTAAAGTATATACGAGAATGCGAAGATGTGTGTATTATTCCATCTATTGGACTAGAAATGTTTAAAAATCTTTGCAAACACAATGTTACAGACGAGTTGCAAATATTACTTAGTGGCGGCGAATATACGAGCGAATGTGGAGAGCTAAAGAAGTGTGATGGGTTGCAAATTTCTTTAGCTTATTTCGTTTATGCAAAGATGTTACGTGTAGACGGTGCTATGTTGGCACGTACAGGCTTTATGAGGCACGGTAACGGACAAAGCGAATACACAGCAGTATAATGATGTTATGAATGTTGCGGAAAAGTATTTAAATAGTTCGCTAATGTATTTGAAATATTTAAAGAGAGGAGAAAACGTAAAAGAGATAAAAGGTTTTCGCACAAGAATAAAAGCGATAGGAGATTAAACAAATGAATTTACAAGAGTTACAAACAATGGCAGCTGGTATTAAGACTGAAACACGAGTAGGAGGCAACACGGCAGAAAGAGTTGGTAAAGCCTTTGAATGTGTTGCAGATGTAATACAGCAGGGAGTAGACGATGCAACAATTAAGTTAGACGACCTTAACATCTTTCCAACGACACCACAGGAGGCGATAAATTTCGTTAAGAACAACGGAAAGAAAGCGATATTAACGGTAATGGATAGGGACTTTTCTGTTGGTGTTCTTAGCATCTTTGCAGATGCACAGGCGCAAGTCTTAACGGAAGTCTTTGAGACACGCCTAACTTTAGATGGTGGGAGATTTACGAAAGGACACGGTTATGGTAGTCCTAAAAGATATTGGAGAAATTACGGCATCAAGCAGGCGTATAATGGCGGTGCAGAGAATGGAGAAATTGCGAAGATGATACAGCGATAGTTCAACATTCAAAAAAACTAATAGAAATTTATAACGGCTCGCCAAATGGAGAACAAAGAGATTTACAAGGCGTTGTAAATGAATTAAATGGACAGTTAAAAAAATGCCTATATATCAGCTTTATAGACGAAGCAGGCGAGCGTGTATTGTATTACTGTAATAGTGGCACGTTTTCGTCTGATATTAGCGATTGGAAAAAATTAGGAAATACCAAAGTAAAGCCAACGCTATTGCCGTTTTCGTCTATTGTAGGAAATGCAACAGTAGTGGTAGGTTCGGCAATAAATGGAAATGTTGTTTGGAACAAAGCAAGTAGAAAATTCCTTTGCTTTGAAAATAATAAATATTTCGCATCGTGGGGTAATGCAGGGGACTACGGAGATATAGGAATGGACGGCGTTACGCCACGTACTGGCGTGCTGTATTTTAATAGTGCTGGCGAGGCGTATACGTGGAATGGCACTAAAATGATACCTATTGTAAATGGGAGAGATATTTAACAAGAAAGGAGGTTTAATATGATTGACTTTATCAGGGGAGTATTAGTAACGTTTTTATCGTGTCTGCTGGCGTTCTTTGCGCCCGTGCAGGACTTTCTCATCGCAATGTTCTGTTTGTTCGTTGCGAATGTAGCATTTGGGGTGTTAGCCGACTATATAAACGGTGGCGAATGGCAAAGGCGCAAGTTCTTTGTATTCTTTAGGGATTGCCTCGTATTCTTTGGCTTAGTAGCATCATTCTATGTAATAGGCTACTTTGTTCACAGACGAGAGGAAGCTACAACTTGCGTTAGCGTATCCTGTTTACTAGCTATATGGGCATTCGGAATTAACATTCTTAGGAACTGTCGCAACTGTTGTTTAAAAACAAGTTCGATGTACAGACTATTCGACATTCTATATTTCATAGTATCAGCTCAAGTAATTCAAAAAGTGCCATTCGTGGCAGAATATATTAAAAACAAGGAGGCAGAAAATGAAAACATTAACAAGTAGTAATATCTTATTAGCCTTAGTAGGCTTACTAATATCGTTCTTTATAACGATAGGTTCTGCAAAAGCAGACGTACCAGCGGTAAATGTATGTGTATACTCTTTAGCAGTAGTAAGCGTTGTCAGCTTTATGGTAGAAGCGTTTCGGCTACTCATTAAGGACTGCGCCCGTTGGCAGTGGACACGCATCGTGCTATGGCTATCAGGCGGTATCGTTGGCACTATGTTAGGACTTTTACTTTCATAATTTTGTTTTGTATTTAGTTTTTAGTTTTATTTATTGTTTTATTTCAGGCTGTTGGCTGGTTCGAGAGAATAGGCACAGCTGCTTTTAACACACAAACACAATGGAAATATTATTAGGACAAGGCGGAGAACACCAAGACGGTGTTGTTCGCATTAATTACAAGAGCGACTTTCCTCTCGAAGTGAAAGTAGTTAGAAATGGCGTAGTAGAGAACTTTCCTGATGCCGATTTTACATTAACGGCAAAGACAGAGGGAGGCTTCACCGTGTACAAAGCAGAGCGCAAAGCAGGCGTATATAGCCATTGCAAGCGAGACGGAGAGCGATTAATTATATTCTTCGACAATCACGGACTTGCCAAAGGTAGGTTGATTGTGTCAGCCGTCATAAATCACCCCGATGCCGACTACACCGAAGATGGTATCAGACAGGAGAACCTAACCACCACAACCAACATAGAACTTGTGGAGGATAATGGCGATGCACTGCAATTGCAATTACCCGAGCCTCGTGTAGTGGAGAAAGTGGTAGAAAAAATAGTTGAGAAAGAAACCGACCACTACACCGACCTACAGAAGAAAGCAGCAGCGTGGGCGGCAGGGTTAGACACAAGCGGTGATGCGTCATATCCTTTGATTTTGGACTACTTTTTAAAGAATATAACCGATATAGGTAGTTTGGTGGCAATCTTTCAGGGTGGGTATATGAACGGGGCAAATGAAACAGACCCAGATTTTAACGAGAAGTTAAAACTTGCAAAGGTTTGCTTTAGTAGTTTTTATTTAACAAATACGGGAATAAGCTGCTTTGAGGGTATGAATGCTCCACATTTAGACTTAGATTTATTTTCTATGGGACAATGCGATATATCAAATTCATTTAATGATACCATAGTAAACACTTTAACTATAACTGCGCAAGGATATTTTGCTGGATATATATCTGACAACAATCAAGATAAGATTCTCCAAAACGTAAGTAAATTATTCGTAGGTTGCGTTGCTAAAAAAGTAAGAATTACCAAGAATGTGCAATCAAACAAAAACGTTTACTATTATTTAGCAACTATTAAAGATAGCAAGGTGGAGTGTTTTGAGTTCGAGGAAAATAATAAAGAACACGCCTTAGATATTAACATCGTTGCTGAAAAGATACTACCCGATGTATCGCAAGATGAGCATAAACCGAATTTGATATTTAGGAATGTAGTTGGCACAGTAGACGAAGCGTTAAAGCAGAAGATACTCGCCAAAGGCTACCCATCGGTAGAGTTCTATGAGGGAGAGAATAAGGTGTTGTAATGTAAATGGGATATTCGGCTAACAAGGTCGAATACCTATACTTAAAAGAGCTATGATAGAAAAGATATACAAACTATTTGAAAGGTTGGCAAGCATTGGTAGCGACAAGTATCTACATTTAATTGTGGGTATGATGGTGGCAGCCATTGTGCGCTTACACGTTGGAGCATTAGCTGCATTGACAGCCGTTGCAATAGTAATGATAGCAAAAGAATGTATTGACCACTTTATACGCAAAGAGAACTTCGACTTAACAGACGCACTCGCAGGCGTAATAGGTGGTGTGGTAATGTTAATATTAATGATATAATATGGCAAACTTTACAATAGGAGAGTTGTGCTTCTCAAAGGTGGCGCAAGAGAAAGGAATAGATAACACACCCCCAGCAGTGGTTAGGGTGCATCTGACGGAGACTATAACGCTACTGGAGGCGATACGTGCCGAATGGGCAAAGTATTGCGAACAGTACAATTTGGGTACACCATCGTTGATAGTGTCAAGTGGGTACAGAAGTCCAGAGTTAAATAAGGCTGTGGGCGGTGTGAAGAACAGTGCGCACGTAGCTGGCTATGCTGCCGACATTGTACCAGCCAACGGCAAGCAGGACGTGTTCGAGCGTTTTATGGCATATAGTTTTAGCAAGCGTGGCTATCTGTACGACCAAATCATAATTGAAAAGAACAGCAAAACACGTTGGGTACACGTGGGGTATAAGAAGCCTGACGGTAGCCAACGTAGGCAGTGTTTTAATTTAAAGGTATAGATATGAACAGACTAATAGGAGCAATATGGGGCGTGCTGATATGCACCCTAATTACACTTTGCAGCTGTAAGACAAAGAAAGCCGTACAGGTGGAGAATGTAAAGCGCACTTTCGATAGTGCGCAAACAGTAAAGGAACAGGCAAGCGTGAAATACTCACTCGTGGACACATCACGCATAGACGAATATACCACGCTCATTCGTGAGTACATATTTGACACGCCTTATTACGGCAAGGAAAGCTGTTTTGCTCACGACACGAATGTTAATTCGCCAATGGTAGAATACAAGAGCGATGGCAGCGTTGTAATACATCACGGCTTAAAAACTATCAAGGAAACAAAGATAAGCCGTAAGAGTGATAAAAAAGGCGTATCAGTGCAGAAAGATAGTACAGCAAATAAAGTGGTAAGAACAAAAGTACACGCCACCGAACAACACAAGCAGAAGCAACGCCACGTGGAGCAGATAGCCGTATCGAAGCCTTTTAACTTTTGGCAGCTCGTAATAGGTGTAAGCATTCTATTTGCCATAGCCATAGCTTTATACTACCTTTACAAGCGAGTGCCAAGCGTGCGAAATGTGGTGCAAAGAATAAGAGATAGAGTAAGGAAATAGCCGTAATGATATAAATACAAAAAGCCTCATCAAATAAATATGTTTGATGGGGTTTATTTTTATTAAGCAGTTGATAAATTTTAACTACTTAATATTCAAAATAAATAGCATTTTATTTTGAATATTAAGAATATATGATTACCTTTGTATCGTAATAATAAAACAAATAATTTTAAACGGTGAGACACACCGAAAAAACTGTAAAAGTTATGAAAGATTTAACACTGCGTACATTCAAACTTACCTACACAAAGACAGTAGGTAAACAAGGACACGAGAAAACTAAGAAAAACACAAAGTATCGTAGAACTTTTGGTAATATGCCAATTATGCAGGCTTACGCACAGTTCAAAGCTGAACACGATGCAAGAATGGCAAAATATAATGAGTTGGAAAATAAGATTTCTAACTTTGAGAAATATCTTATTTCTCAAAACGCACGCTTCACACAAAGCAATAAGAGCGAAAGCCGCTACTATTATTATAACGGCAAAAAATATCGCTTTAGTGCGCACGTATACCCAACAGGCTCAATGACAAATGAATTGTTGGGCGTGGTTGATTTGTGCGCCGATAAGGAATTGATAAACGAAATAGAAAAAGAATTAAATATAACATTATAAAATATGGATAAATACATTATACAACAAAGCAGTACCCACCCTAACAAGTGGGTACTCACCGACACCACAAACAAGATTGTGGTAACGTTTGAAGATGGTGCTTTTAATAGCACGCAAAAGGTTACTATGTTAGACGATACCCACCTAACAGCCAACGAACTCGCAAAAGTAATGCGAGAAATGGGAGAGTGGGTGGTAAAATATCACAGTTCCAAATGCTTTAATTCACCATACGGCATAGAGTATAGTGAGGACGATGCAAAGATGTATTTGTATCGTAGAAAGTATCCAAAGTGGAGATTAG